GTGTAGTCCGCGACCTCCGCAACAGCGGAGGCCATCATGGCGTCGACGATCGCGTTGGCCTTGCCCTCCACCAGCGGGCCCGCCAAGCGCACGCGCACCGTGTTCTGGTCAGCCATCTCAGACCGTCCTTCGTCGGGCCTTGCGGCCGTGCTGCTGGTACGCCTTGGCCTCCAGGGCGTCCACGCCGTCCCCGATGCCCTTGGAGGCCCCCGGCCCGGATCCCTGCGTCTTGGCGTACGCGCCGGGCTCCTGCGCCGCAGAGATCACCGAGTAGGCGACCGACAGCTGCCTGATGAGGGGCGGCACCAGGTGCACCCCCACCGCCGCCGCCGACAGGTGTGTGGCTGCGGTGGTGCCTTGGAAGCCGCGGACCACCGTCAGCGTCCGCGACACGTACACTGTCGCCCCCGAATGCGTGGCCAGGACGGTGCCGTCCCAGGCCCGCTTGACCGTCAGCAGGTTGCCGGTGACGTCCACGGTCAGCATCCGCTCGGAGTCCAGCTGCACGACCTCGCCGACGAAGAACTTGGTGCCGTCGGTCACCGCCAGGCCCACGTCCGCGTTGGACGCGGTGCCGGCGCCGGTGGCTTGCTGGGTCTGGCCGCTGGACACGTTCGCCCGCCCGGTCACCAGCATCCGCTCGGCGCCGATCAGCAGCCCGTTGCCGACTCCGACCGCCGAACCGTCCGTGACCGTGATCGCCGTGCCTGTGGTGTCGGTGACGGCGGCCGCCAGAGCCCCCCCGTACACGGTGCCGATGCCGTAGCCGCGGATCGCGGTGATGCCCACGTCCCGCTGCGGGGTGTTGCCCTGCCCGAAGCTCGCCGACTTCGACCGGTTCAGCTCCAGGTAGGTGTACGGGGCCCCGTAGCGCGGATTGCCCCAGAAAATGCTGGAGTTCGGGATCACGTTGCCGCCGCTGGTCACCACCGGCACCGTCCCCGTCACATCCGCCAGCTCCGCCCCGTCCAGCCAGATCCGCCACGGGTACGACGCCTGGAAGTTGGGCCAGTCAATGTAGAACGTGTCCAGGTACGGGTAGAACACGCGCTTCATCGTGCCGTCGATGCTGTCGGCGGCCGCCTCGATGGCACGGTCGATCTGGTCGTCGTTGCGGGCCGTCTGCTTGACGTCCAGGGCCTTCTTCACTTCCTCGCGCGAGCAATAGCAGACACGGCTGATCGTCACTGCGGTTCACCTCCCTCGACGCGCTGGATGCGGGACCGTCCTACAGGCCGGCCATGGTGTCGGCGTCCCAGTCCCGCGGATACCGGAAGTCACCCCACGGGCAGTACAGGACACCCGGCGACGTCGACGGGCCCTGCCGCAGCGGCTCGCCGTCATGCGGGCACGCCACCGGCGGAACACTGCGGTAGTAGTCGATCTCCTGCGCCTGCTGCTGCAGAGTCGCGTACAGGTCCCAGCCCGTCACGCCGCCGGCCATCACTCCTCCTTAGCGGCCGGAGTGTCCGTGCCGTCCGGTTCCGGCGCGTCCGGGCCGGCGACGTCAGGGTCGGCGGTGTTGACGGGCTTCACCGCGGCCTTGGCCCTGGGCTGCCGCTTCTTCGCCGCAGGCGCCGACGGCACCTCCGGGTCCGGCTCGGGCTGCGCCTGGGCCGGCGCGTCGGGCTCCGGCACGGCCTCCGGCTCCAGCTGCTCCCCCGCATTCGACGCCCCGCCCACAGTCGCCTTCGGCACCTCAACCACCTCGCTTTCACTGGATCCGCACTCCGGACACCGCGCCAGCCCGGCCTCGTACGCCGTCGAGCACGTTATGCACTTCCACAAAACGGTCATCAGGCAGCCACCACCGTTGCCGCGTCTTCGAAGGGAATGTAGGTGATCGACCACTTGACCGACCCCGTCACGCTGGCCGTGGTCGTGATCGTCACCGACCCGGGGTCCATCACGAACGCCAGCTCCGGCAGCACGAGGCCGGCCTGCGTCGCCTGGTCGCTGACCACGGCACCCGAGGCGACGGCGGAGAAGTGCGCCCCGGCCGCCGCCGTGGTGATGGTCAGCGACGTGCCCAACGCCGTCGCCGATCCGACCCCGACAGTGGGGGCGGCACCGATCGTGATGGTGTTTACCCCCGCACCCAGGACGGTCGTCACTTCGCCAACCAGCGAAGTGACGACAACCCTGCCGCCGGCCACGGTGAAGATGTTGCCGAGCGTGCCCGCGGGCAGGGCGGCGGTCGCCCGGTCGACTTTCAAGCCGAGCAGGGCGACACGCACACCCAGCGGGTTCGGGATGTAGGTCACCTCACGCCACCGACGCGCCGTCGTCCAGAGGCACGTACATGAGGTACCAGTCGATTTTGCCCGTCATCGTGGCCACGGACGTCGTGACCGTGATGATGCCCGCATTGACGATGATCGCCTGGCCGATCCCCACCGCGGTCCCGGCCAGGACGTTGGCCTGGATCGCACCGGGCAGGCCCGTAGACAACGGCACCGCGCTGACCCACGTGCCGACGGCCGCGCCGCCCACCACCCCGGCCGTCGCGATACCCGCAGTCGCAGCAGAGCCGCCGGTCGGCGTCTGCCCCAGTGCGACAGCGCCGGTGGTACCGGACAGGACCGTTGAGACGTGCCCCGCCAGGAGCGTCACCAGGACCGAGCCGCCCGAGACCGTGAACAGCGTCGCCGAGGAGCCCGAGTTCGGCGGGGTCTGCGCCAGGTTGGTGACCTTGTTGCCGAACAGCAGGCCGCGCTGCTGCGTGCCCTGAATGAAGTTCGCCACGGCTCAGGCCCCCAGCTTGGCGAGGTTCGCCGGGGTCCGCTGCACGGTCAGGTCGTGGGTGATCGCCACGACGGTGGCGTTCGTGCAGGTCACCTTCAGGTACTTGTACCCGTCGGCCATCTGCGACCCGAAGACGCTCACCACGCTCATGTACGCGGTGGTGCCGGCCAGGGCCAGCGAGGCGGTGGCGCCGTTGGTCCACACCGCGGTCTGCTTGGTCCACGCCGTGGTGCCGGTGTCTCCCGCGCTCTGGTACCAGCGCGTGGGCTGCCCGAAGCCGGAGGCGGGCAGGAACGCGTCGTAGGAGCCCGCGAAGGTCTTCGCCGCCGCGAACAGGGCGCTGGAGGCGCCCGACGCGGTGAAGACCAGGCTCACGGCCGAGCACTCCGACATGCTGAACCCGACCGTGTCGGCCAGGCTGATGACGTTGAAGACCCTTCCGAGTCCTTCCATACCGGACATGGCCGGTACCTCCCTCTACGCCGGCGCGGTCTTGGGCCAGGGACGCCACTGCCTGGCTTGCCCATTCCGGGCAGGGGACCCGGCCGCATGATGCGGCCGGGGCCTGCCCGTACCTCAGTCAGGCGGCGGCGACCGGTTCGGCCGCCACCTCGTCCTTCGCCATCCCCACCAGGCCCTGTGCCTCGGCTTCGGCCGACCCGTCGTGGCGCCAGCACGAGTTGAAGCACTCGGCCGGGTCGTGTGGGTAGTGGGTGAAGAAGTCCTTGCGGGCCTTCTGCTCGGCGGCCACCGACACCAGGCGCACCAGGGGCTCGCCGGCGTCGCACAACACGATGTCGTCGCCGTTGCGCAGTGCCTCGCGCACCGCGGCCAGCGTCAGGTGCTTCTTCTCGGACAGCTCGATGTGCTTCATGGGGTTATCGTGCCGCGATCTGCACGAACGGCGACAGGGTGCTCGAGCTGTTGTTGTGGGGAGTGAGGGGCGACTGCAGCCACGGGCGGCCGTCGACGCGGGAGATGATCCGGTACGCCACCTGGTTGTTCTGGAACAGGAAGTGCTCGCTGGAGTCGACGCGCACTTGCTGTCGGTCGCCGATGAGGTAGTAGGACAGGTCCACGAAGTTGATGTCGCCGGTGGTGCCCAGCGCCGGAACCTTCTCCGTGAAGATCACCGGGCGCCCGAGGATGGTCATGGGCGGGGTGTCCATGCCGCCCTGGCCCCCCGAGTAGTTCCCGATCCACACCGGGCCACCGCCGGTACCCACCGACAACGCCATGGTGGCGAGCTGGGGGAACGTGTCGATCGCGGCGACCCACACCGCGTTCGGCAGCGACGTGGGGAGCATGCGGGCGTACATCTTGACGATGTTTTCCCACACGATGGTGCCCGAGGTCTGGCCGGATTCCTTGGTGACCTGGACCGAGGCGGGGGAGGAGATGAAGCCCAGCGGGGTGCCGTCGCCGGTCTCGGTCATGAAGGCGACGTCTTCGGCCCAGGCGAAGCCCATGGGGACGCGCTCGTCGAACCACGCGGCGAACGCGGGGGCGTCGTCGAGGAGCTCGGCGGGGACCTTGAAGAACCCGGTGAGCTTCTTCGCGTCCAGGACGACCTTGCCGAAGGTCGCGGCGGACTCGGTGAGCTGGGCTGCTTCCTCGGTCCAGTAGAAGACCACGCCGCCGAACAGGGAGGAGACGTGGCTGGTGTCGTCCACGGTGGGGATCGGCACGCGCAGGGTGGACATGGGGATGACGGTGGCGCGCTGGCGCACGATGGACTTCTCGAGGGCGAGCTGCAGCAGCTCGGAGCGCATGATCTCGGGGATCAGGAAGCCGCCCGCGCCGGGCTCCTCCGAGCTGAAGCTGTTCTGGAACGACTTGACGTTGCTGAGCTTGCGAATCAGCTCGTCGCGGTCGCTGCGGGTCGTCGGGGAGCGGAGCTCGAAGATGGCCTTGCAGTACTCGCCCATGGAGTTGAAGCGGTCCTGAGGCTTGAAGGCGCGTTCGAGCTGCGCCCCGGGGGCGGTCTTGTTGTAGACGGCGCCGCGGCCCTTGGAGACCAGGGCGGTGCCGTCGACGGTGAGCTGCGGGTTGCCGCCGGCCATGTTGACGCCGAGCTTGGGGCCGCGCTTGGAGCCGTCGGAGCGGATCATGTCGAACAGCACCGACTGGACCTGGTCGCGGACCTCGTCGACGTTGTCGGGGTTCCGCTTGAGGTAGTCCTTGGCGTAGCTGTCGAACAGCTCCTTGGGCTTGCCGTTGGCGACTGCGGCCGGGGTGAAGTACTCCTTCAGCCGCGACTCGTCGGTCAGCAGTTCCATCAGCCCTGCGGAGTCGGTGGGAGTGATCGTCTTGGTCATGTGGTCGCCCCTCTCAGGGCTGAGGTGAACACTGCGGAGAGCAGGCCACTGTCGAATGCGTCGTCGGGCTGATAGTCCGGGTTGATGATCTTCATGGCGGCTTCGAGGGTTTCCTGGGCCTCGGTCTGGTTGATCAGGCCCTGGGTGCTCGAGAGCCGGGCGAGGGCGTTGCGGACGCCGGCGGCGTTCGGCGGGTCGTCGGGGTGGTACTTGTACGGCAGGGCCCAGGCGTCCTGGGTGTCGGGGTCGCCGGACTTCTTCCCGGCGCAGATGCCGCGGTAGAACGCTTCGGGGTCCTCGGCGGTGGTGCCGTTGTGCCACGCCTTGGAGGCGACCCAGTCGGAGTTGTCGACGGTGCCGCCGTTGACGAGCTTGTTCCCCCCCTTACCGCCGCCCTTGCCGCCCTTGCCGCTCTTGCCCTGCTTGGCGTTGTT